CATGACCTTCCTCGCGGACACAAACGAGGCACGCAACACCCTGGAGTACCGCTTTGGCTCCACGGTTTTCCGCCACCGCCGCGACGCAGACCACTATTACAGCACTCCTTTCGAAAGCTATGAGCTCGAAGAGGACGAGGAACTGTTCCCCGAGTTTACAGCTGATGGCAAGATGCCCAAGCTCACTGTTGAGGATTGGGAAGCTGAGATGGAGGCTGTGGAAGATAGGCGCAAGGCCAAACTCGGATACGTCCCCGAGGCGGATTTTCAGAGCCCGGCGGCCTTGAGCAACCCGCCGGGCTGCTCAGCTCACTCTGTAGCCTGCGACACACTCGACTTGCAGACGGCGGAGTTCTCTACGCGGGAGGCCTCGCGGTCTGCGAGCGGTACCCAGCAGCCAGAAGCGGGGAAGCCGCAAGGAAAGAGGAAAGCGAAGCGCTCAAAAGCGCAGAAGCAGAGCTGAAGAAATATCCAGTCTGGTTCAGCATGAGCACCTACAGTACTCCTGACCGTTCGGCCGATGCTGAAGAGCGCTCTATGTTGTATCAGTTTGGGCGAAGGAAGGACTTGCCAATCCCGCCCCTCGAAGCTAGGCTCGGGGCTATGGAAAGGCTCGTAGAAGAACTCCCTGCGGGTCCAGGCAAACAGTTCTTGGACTCCTGGGATTACACCACCTCAACACCACCTCCCCGGTTTGTCAGGGATATGACGGCCTGTTTCGGCAGTTTAAAGCCTGAGTCTTCCCCTGGCATGCCCTATTGCACCATGTTCAAGACCAACGAGGAACTGCTAAACACGATTCCAATGAGTCAGCTAATTCAGTTGGCCTGGGAGAGGGTTTGCAGTCTCAAGCATGCACCGGCCGAGGTCTCGGCCACTGAGGCCATTGACTATGGCATGTGCGACCCTGTGCGGGTTTTCGTTAAGAACGAGCTCCACACATTGGAGAAGGTGCAGGAGGGGCGCTTCCGGCTCATCTGCAGCGTTAGCTGCATAGACCAGGCCGTGGAGAGATGGCTGTGTTCAGGACAGAATTTGACGGAAATCAGCCAGTACGAGGACATTCCGGCAAATCCCGGACTGGGCCTCCACGATGAGGGCCTGGACGTCCTAGCCGGCAAGCTGGAGGCACTGCTCCCGGCAGTGTCATCAGACGTCAGCGGTTTTGATTACCAAGTGCCAGCTTGGTTGCTTCATGATGATGCCAGAGTGCGGGTGGCCCTTGCAGGCTGCTCCGCAGACTCCGCTTATGCCAAAATCTTGCACTCGCGCGTTTCCGCCTTGGCGATGTCTGTGCTTGTGCTGAGTGATGGCAGGGCGTTTGCGCAAACCATCCCCGGCGTTCAGAAAAGCGGGTCTTACAACACGTCCAGCTCAAACACGCACATGCGGTTGATGCTGGCTTATATGTCGGGCTCACCTGCCGCCCAGGCAATGGGCGACGACTGCGTCGAGAAAGAGGCAACACAGCCAGCATTTGGGCAGACACTGTTTGGCAAAGATTGGTACGCAAATCACTTTCCTCTGAAAGGCAACAAGTACGAGACGTGGGGTATGTGCGCTGAGCTTTGCTCCACCGGGTTCACTTTCTTGCCATCTGGCGAGTACGCCTGGCATAACAAGAACTGGTGGAAACAGATCTGTAACTTGCTGCAAAAGAAGCCAGCCAATCAGGAGGAGGAGCAGATCCTGGTCGCCGCGCTTGTGTATAACTTGCGCAGCGAGTTCACTCCGCCGCACTTCCTGTTTGAGGACGAGGAGAGAGCGAGGGTGACTTTGGCCCGCTGGGGTTGGGGCAGCGGGAAAAGACCAGATGGCGAAGAAGAAG